ATCACCGCAAACTTTAACCGCTGAGAACGCCTGCCACGACTGGAAACCTGCCGAAACGCTTTCTAGGTGGGACACCACACGGGAGGGCGTTTGGCGGCTTCTAGAGGCTTCTAGGAGCCTCTCACGGCCCATCACCCGCGCTTATCGTTCCATCGGCTCACCTTATGAGTCAAACTGTATCAACGGATACAGACAGGGATCCCATAGTGTGATCAACCAACGTGATAGTTCAAACGTACTAGGTCACCAAGCTAGTCTAGAGCTTCACGATCACGATCACGATCACGATCGCCAATCGATCACGATCAGAATTCTCATCAGGGCACAATACGATTGCGTATCAAGATCGGGCATCGATCAGGATTCGTATCAGGATCAATCTCCAATACGATTTCGTATCAGGATCAATCTCCAATACGATTTCGTATCACGATCACAATCCGATACGATTTCGTATCACGATCAAGGCTTGATCACGATCATGATCAGCATCACAATCCGATCACGATTCGTATCAGGATCGAAAAACGATCACGATTCGTATCAGGATCAAAGGTTAAGAACAGGTTAAGAAGAGGTTAAGGGCAGGTTAAGAACAGGTTAAGAACAGGTTAAGAAGAGGTTAAGGGCAGGTTAAGAGAAGGTTAAGAGAATTCCCCTTAGATACGACCCTAGCCGGACCTAATACGACCCTAGCCGGACCTTATACAACCTTAGCCGGTTCTAATACGATACCAGCCAGTTCCAGATTGAGCGGCCTCAATGGCCGCTTCTTCCGTTTCATATGGTCCTCCAATTCTTTCTCCATTGTCTTCATCATCATGCCAATACCAGCCTTCTATAAGCTCAGTGCCTTTACAGTCTTCTGCATTAAAGAATTCCACTAATAGCATCAATCGTCTCCGATAATACGAAAATCAGGATCATTTTCCTTTTTAATCCATCGACATTGATTTAGCTCAGGCCATACGACAAAAAGCTTGTCGTGATGATTCTGTTCAACAATAGCCATGGTGAGACTGTTGCCAATTCGGCTCTTGCCTTTCTTGCTAGTGGCAATGACGTTTACGATGTCTTGCATGGGAGGAGCAATGGAAGGGAATGGTAGTGAAGGCATGATGAAAGGAAAGGCCGCCTTGAGGGCGGCCTAGTGCGCGTCAGGAAGCTTCAGAGGCCCAACGAATCAGCCTGGCAACAATCGTGTCGCTGGTCTCGTTGAAGAGCTTGCTAATGGCCATTGCAGAGGCTGCAAGATCGAACTCGCCATTGGCATCAGTCTTTACTCGCCCCATGCAGAGTTGACCATGATCGTTCTTCGTGACCAAGGCAACACCAGGCATGATGAAACCAGTGCCAGGCTTGCCATCACGAATGAAACGAGCAGTGAGGCTAAGGAGTTGATCTTCAGTGTGGCGAACAGTGAGGCCACCAGCGTTGATCGGGAAAGTGCGGGTCATGGTTTTGATGCAAAGGGACAGAGGCGTCGCCGCCTGGAAGAAATATATATCAGAAGGGGCCAGAGCACAAGCCCTGGCCCAAATTTGACAAGCCCCCTAAGAAAATCACTTGGCGTAGGCATGCCATTCACGCTTGCCCTTGCTGCTTTCCTTGCTGTTGGCTTCCCATTTCTCAGGAAGCTCTTCAGACACAATGCGAGTACCAGCAGGCACCTTAATCGAGCCCATGAGCGTGGAGATGGTCCATTGATCCATCACAGGACCGTTGATGTACCAGGATTGAGCAACGCTGCATAGACCGACCATTTCCAGTTCACGAGGGTTCTCAGCGCCCATGCGCTCTTGAATTTCGAAGGGCTTGTGCCATTCAGGCAGCGTAATGGTCAAGCGAATGCCAGTGAGACCTTCGAAGACAGTGAAATGATCACCAGAGGCGATCTGTTCGACGGTGTGGTTGATGATGGTCATGGAAGGAAAGCGAAGGAACAGAGGCATCGCTGCCTCATGCCCAGAATTGTACAGCAAAAAGCGCGATCTGGCTAGGCAGAAAAAAGGCCCCGAAGGGCCTTGATGGTTCAGATGACTCCGTTGCGCTTGCAGTAGTCGCGGATCCAGGAGAGGGTCTTCGTGCATCTCTTGTCCTCGCCATCCTTGTTAACGAAGCGGAGGGCGTAGACGACTTGACCGTTGAGGTTGCGGTATCCCTGGCGGCTGACGACGATCTGCTTGCGCTGGCAGAACTCGTTCTGTGCAATGGCGTCAGCGAGTTCGTCGATCTCGCGGCGGGGTTTGTCTGCTGCGGTCTTGGTGTTCTTCTCTAGGCCCAGGTCGGAGACCATGGCGCGAACTGAGCTGAGGCTGAGCCACTCGCCGTCAACCAAGTAGTGGGGGCCACCGAAGCCAGCGACGCGGTCTTGCTTGCGACCGGGCTTGGACACCTCATGACCTGCAGCGACGAGGGCTTTGAGTGCGTCGTTGATGGGAATGAACTTAGCCATGATTTTGATGCAAGTGGATTGAGCGTCGCCGCCCATGCACAGAATTGTACAGCATCAGGCAGGATCTGACTACCCTGTGTGCTTGGCAATCCATTTTATGTCCCATGAGCCTGGTTTTGCTCTTTCATACCAGTGGCCCACTGGCACTATTTCACCTTCTTCGATGTCGGCGTCATTAGCAGCACACCAGCCACCAACACACTCATCGCCTTTATATATAGCAATAATATCTTCTTTGTCTTCCATTGCTTGTCTGATATGAAATATGAAGTCTTTTAAACACCAAGCTTGATATTCTCCTTTCGTTGCATTGAAATAAGGGCCGTTATCAGTGAAGGTACGAATTGTTGCGGGAGGGATTACTTTAGGGCAAGAAAGAGAAATCATTTGAGATTAGGATTGCGTTCTTGGGGAGTGAGCGATGGATGAGAATCGAGATGGGAATCGGGATAGGAATCTAAAAGGGAATATTTCCCTTCCATTGTTTCTTCATCTTCAACTATTGAAACAGTGTATGGCGTGCCTGCCATTGCGTAGAGCTTGGTGAGTTCCCAGTGCTCTTCTTCTGAAGAGCAATAGTCTTCCCAGCCATCTTCTGAGGCGAAAAGGTAGTGCATGAAAACAAGGAGCGATGGAAAAGGGCGAGATCGGAATTGGCCTCATGCAGCCAGGTGCCGCATGTATATCCGAGAGTATATAGAAAGGCCACAACTGGTGCTGTGGCGTAGGCTACAGAGCGGATAAAGTTAATCATCGTGCTTTCAGGGAGATCAGGAATTGCTCTGCTTCCCATTCCTGGTTGAAAGGAGGGGAGATCAGTTGAGTGCGAATGGAAAGTTCAGATTCACGTTCCCATTCGTAGGCAAACCACTTGCCGTCACGCTTTTGAACGCCATAGCCCCAGTGCTGTGCTTCGCGGTCGGCCTGGATTGCTGCGAGGTGTGAGAGGGAGTTCATGGCTTTAGGAAGTAAAGGAGCGGAATCGCTTCCGCCCCTAAAGAATACACCATCACGGGTGCCCTTCTGGGGTGTGTTGCATTTCTTCATGAAATGAAAGTTCTCTGCCCATTCCCTTGACAGAAATCACTCGATCACAGTCAAACGAACGCCATGCACCAGGCCCCTTCTTGGCGAGGTTAAAGTCCCTTACGCGAATGATGGAAGGGTTGGTGCATTTGGTGCCAGTGCCCTTGATTTCCTTGCTGTCACGAGGGTTGAAGCTGATAGAGCGTTTGGTGCCATTTTTCTTAGTGAATTCAACGCTGACGATACTGCTGCCGCAATTGAAAATGAAGCTTTTGATCGCTTTGATCTTTTTGTTGGATTCCTTCGATGAAAGAGTCATGATCTTGTGGTTGTGGGTTTGTGATATCGAGATAGAGGCTCATGAAATAATTGTCATAAGCCTCTAAAAGTTCTTTAAATTTTTTATCAGTCACGCTCTTGCATGGAAATGCCAACTAAAACGTCTTCAATATATTTTTGAGCTTCGCGAAGCTTATCAAAAGCTTTTGTGCGCTCATCACGAGCTTTGTAATAATCATCCCATCCACTGGGAAAATCACGACCATTGCAAGTTGTTGAAGCAAAAGCTTGGATTGCTTTGTTGATGCTTTTATGTGCTTCGAGATACTCATCATGCAAAGCTTGATAGCTTGTGCCGTTGAGGTTGATCTGAGGAATGGTTGCCATGGAAAAGAAAGTAAAGGGCGGGATCGCTCCCGATGAGAGAATAATACATGAAAAAGCTCCCGTTTTGGGAGCCTGTTACATTTCTTCACAAAGCCAGAAGCCGTTTGATGCGTCTGTCGATATTGGTGAGAGCGCGATAATCTGAGGCAGACTTAGCAGTGGTGAGTACCACGCCTGATGAATGCTTCCAGATGAAGTGCTTTTTTTCGCGCACTAGCTTGAAACCATGCTTTTTGCAAAGTTTCTTAATGTCTGACGCTTTCATACTGGCTAGGCATGTGAGCGTATTGGCAGTAGCGTTGGGGGTGCGAACGCAGGCAACGCTGGTAGGCTTCTGGATTGTCGGATGGCATTGGGTTGATGAACCATGCCAGGAAGCCTGCGGTGAGGCTCGCTGATGCCAGTGCTAGAACGAGAAGCGGAGAAGGTGGTCTGAGGTCCATGGAAAGAGCATAGGGGGCTCATGCCGGACTATACAGGGCTGACCGGATCTTGGCAATACAATGCCCGTTAGTCCTCAAGAGCAAGCTCTGAAAGCTCTTCCAAAAGCTCAAGACACCATTGCCTGCCTTTCTTGTCGAGAAGCTTTTTGGCAGTGGGAGCTGGATCTTTGAGTTGAAGCGATGGAAAGGGGATAATGATGCCTGCCTCAATTGCTGCTGCACGAGCTGAGCGGTACTGACCATGATCCAAGGCTTCGGCTATTTCGGGGTGATCACGACGCAGGCGAGCTTTGATGTAGTCGGCGCTGTTGCTCCTATGCTTCAAGGGGACAATGTCCCTTTGATCCTCTTTAGCCTTACGGGCTTCCTTGGACCGCCTGTCCCCACCATGCCTGTCAAGTTGTTGCTTAACGTGATCAAGCGTAACCGCTTTTTCAGGCTTTTCGCGGTCAAGCCAGTCTACCACTCGCGCTACCAGCTCTGGGTCAAGCTGCAAACCCTCGCGCAGAAAAACCTCTTCCGTTTCATACCCAAGCTCTTGAGCCATCTCAGGCGCATCGGCAGCCACTAGCTTGAGCATTCGGCAATCGAAAGGAAGCTGGGACTGAGCCCAAAGCTTCCGCACGATCACAAGGTCATCCCACTGATCCTTAGGAAGGGAAGAGGCG